GGTATGAGTACTATGAATAAACATAAACGTAGAAGTTTTAAAAAATACAAAGGACAAGGGAGGTAACATGTTTAAAACATTATGGGCTAACAGAAACAAAAAAGTTTGGAAAGAAACAGAACCAGACCCAGATGATTTATCTATAGATAATGCTTACAAAACTAGATGGGTATGGTATCATACTATCTTAGCTATAGAATTATTTATGGTTAATGTATTACTAGTAGCTATACTAGTATTAATATCAATTAAATTATAAGAGGTATAATATGATAGGTAAAATAATAAGTGGATTTTTGTTTACTTTTATTATAGTTATGGGATTTTCTATTGCAACAGTTCAGCATGAAAAAATTCAAAAACTTGATAAAGATATAACAAGATTAGAAAATAAATTTGAAAATATAAATAAAATACAAAATCAAATAATTAATATTGTTGATGATTTAACTTTTATAGTTAAAAGTATTGAAGAAGAAATATATATTATTGAAGAAGATAGTCCAATTACAGAAATAAATATAGCACAAGGCTTGTAATTTATTTTTATGTGTGCTATAATGATTGTAGATTTTAGGGAACAAAGAGTAACCTGCCCTCTATCTCCATTAATTAAAGGTTTGGCTCAGACCATGGCTTCGAGAGTAGTCAGCTCACAACTCTCACTATTTTTTAATTAGCTATAAATGGAGGAAAACATATGGCAATATTAGAAGGCTCAGTAAAATGGGCAAGTATAACCACTCCGAACACAAAGTTCGAACCAGTCTACACAGTTGACTTAATAGTTGACGAACAGATTGCTAACGACTTTGCTTCTCGTGGTCATAAAATAAAGCAGCATGACGAAGGTTCTGCTGTAGTCATCAAGCGTAAAGTGAATGGTCCTAATGGAATGGTTAGACCTGCACCTAGACTGCTTGATACCGACAAGCAAGAGTTAAATGTTGCAGTTGGTAATGGCTCTAAAGTCAGAGTACAATACAATGAGTATTCTGGTGAAGGTAAGTTTGGTCCTTATGTAGGATTAGATTTACAAGCTGTTCAAGTAATTGATTTAGTAGCTTACAAGTCACAAGATGGTGATGAACTATTGAGTGATGGAGAAGAGTTCTAATGATAGTTACTATTAAGAACGATGATGGCATAATATCATATGACATCAACAGTATAAGTGATGAACAAAAACTAAAAGAAGCTAAGATTATAGTTTCCAAAGTTGGAAATTTAGAAACTGTTACTGAGGCTTTAAGCTTTGCATCGGCTACTCATCGAGCTAACTTAGAAAAGTTACTTGGTGATAGTCCAGAAGCTTTGGTCGAAGAAGGTACTACCGAAGAAGGAGAAACTCCTGACGAAGAGTAGTACATTTAACTAACAAAAGCTAGGCGGGGTTAGTAAGTTTCGTCTAGCTTTTCTATTTGGAGATAGAATATGGAACAAAACAAAACAACTTTTATTAAACATAAGTTACCTTGTCATAGTTGTGGCAGTAGTGATGCAGTATCAATGAATGAAGATGGTTCAGCTTATTGTTTTAGTTGTTCTACATTTTTCCCAGACTATGAGAAAAGTGGTGATGTAAAAGTACCGGTAGTAAAACCTAAAGAAAATAATACTTTCTTAACTTCTTACTCTGGTATCTATGGAGCATTAACAGATAGAGGTATATCAAAAGAAACTGCTATTAAGTTTGGTGTTAAGATTATTAATGACCACGCTGACAAAATACAAAAGCATGTCTATCCATTTTATAATGGTTCAGAAGTTGTTTGTACTAAGACTAGAGTTATAGATAACAAAAGTTTCTTTAGCAATGGTACATACGAAGGCACTGGTTTATTTGGTGAACAGATGTATCGTAATACTAAAGGTAAGTACTTAACTATTACCGAAGGTGAATGTGATGCTATGGCAGTCGATGAATTATTTCAAGGCAAGTATGCAGTCGTATCACTTAAGCGTGGTGCTGCAGGTGCAGTTAAAGATATACGAGAAAGCATTGAGTTTGTTGAAGCATTTGATACAGTTGTGTTGTGCTTTGATAATGACAAGGCAGGACAGGAAGCTGCTAAAAATGTAGCTCGTATAGTAAAACCCGGCAAGATTAAAATAATAAATCTACCTAATGGTTACAAAGATGCTAATGATATGCTTAGACAAAAGAAATATTCTGAGTTTACTAAAGCATGGTGGGAGGCTAAAACATATACTCCTTCTGGTATCATGGAATTATCAGCACAAAAAAGTAATTGGTTAAATCGTGAGACAAAAGAAAGTATTGCTTATCCTTGGGAAGGTCTTAACAAGAAACTATATGGGCTAAGACGAGGTGAGTTAGTAACACTTACAGGTGGTACAGGACTAGGTAAGTCTTCGGTGACTAGAGAACTTGAGCATTGGCTTATTAAAAATACTAAAGACAATGTAGGTATCGTTGCCCTTGAAGAAAACTGGTTACGAACTGCCGATGGTTTAATATCTATTGAAGCTAATGATAGAATATATCTTAATGAGAAACGAGATAAGTATACACCTGAACAACTTAATGATTTCTTTGATAAAGTAATTCAAAAAGATAGAGTCTTTATTCATGCTCACTTAGGAGCTACTGATATTGATGAGATATTTTCTAAGCTTCGTTACATGATTATTGGTTGTCAATGTAAATGGGTAGTGCTTGACCACTTACACATGCTTGTCAACATCTTATCAGAAGGTGATGAACGTAGAGGTATTGATACACTTATGAATAAACTTCGTAGTTTAGTTGAAGAAACTAATGTTGGTATGATATTAGTATCACACTTAAGAAGAGCTGCAGGAGAGAAAGGACATGAGCAAGGTATTGAGGTATCACTCTCACACTTAAAAGGCTCACAAGGTATCTCACAGTTATCTGATTGTGTGATTGCTCTTGAAAGAAACCAACAAGCTAAAGACCCAGAAGAGGCTAGTCGTACTAAAGTAAGAGTACTTAAGTCAAGATATACTGGAGACACAGGACTTGCATGTACTTTGCAATATGATAATAACAGTGGTAGACTATATGAAACCACAGACTCGGAGACATTTGATAATGAAGAAACTTATTTTTGATATAGAAGCAGACGGACTAACACCTACTAAACTCTGGTGTATAGTTGCAAAAGAATTAGATGGTACTACACATACCTTTGATCCTGACCAACTAGAACAGGGCAAAGAGTTTTTACAAACTGCTGATGTTCTTATAGGACACAACATAATTGGTTATGATATTCCAGTCTTAGAAAAATTAATGGACTTTAAATATACCGGTGATATTGAAGATACTTTAGTTATGTCAAGATTATTTAATCCTGTTCGTGAAAATGGACACAGTTTAAAAACTTGGGGTTATCGTGTTGGCTTTCATAAACAAGAACAACCAGAAGATTTTGATAGTTATACACCTGAAATGCTAGAGTATTGTACTAGAGATGTACAATTAAATGAAGTTGTATACAAAAAGTTATTAGATGAAGGTCGAGGTTTTAGTGATGAATGTCTTTCTTTAGAACATACTGTTGCTAAGATAATTAATGACCAAGAAAAAACTGGATTCTTATTCAATGAAAAAGAAGCTACACTATTACTAGCCAAACTAAAAGATAGAATGGTAGAAGTAGAAGATGAAGTTCATAGGACATTCAAACCTAAATGGGTTGATGTTAAGAAAGTTATTCCTAAACTTAAAAAAGATGGAACGCTTTCTAAATCTGGATTAACTAATGTAGAGTATGCTGAACGAGTAGATACTAATAACACTACACCTTTTATGAGAAAAGAATTACAAGACTTTAATCTTGGTAGTCGTAAACAAATTGGTGAATACTTAACAGACTTTGGATGGAAACCAGAAAGATTTACACCTACTGGTCAACCTATTGTTGATGAAGGTACACTTAAAAAGATTGAACATATACATGAAGCTAAACTTATTGCTGAGTTTTTATTATTACAAAAGCGTATAGCACAGATAACTTCATGGATGAAAGAACTTAAAGATGATAGAGTACATGGACATGTTATTCCTAATGGAACTATAACAGGTCGTATGGCTCACTACAGTCCAAACATGGCACAGATA